GAGGTCTTCAATGCACATCTCGCCCTGCTTTAATTCCCAAAATGGCTTGTCCACGATGCGCCGTGCGCCGTCCTTGAACTGGAGGGGCGAGACGCAGGTGAGGAGCTTGGCGCGGGCGACGGCGACGAGGTAGTCGATCTCGGGCTTGCTCAGTGCGCGTTGGTCGATGATCTCGTTGGGCGACTGGCGGGTGAAACTCTTGGGCGGAAGCCCGGCGGCCATGTCGGAGAAACGGCTCGGGGCGTGGATGGTGCAGGTGGCTCCCGATGGGAGCGTGAGGCTTTTGGTTTTGGCGGGCATGTGTGCGATGCGATGGTTGAAGGTTTTCAGGTTTTCAAGTCGTCAGGTTGGGGACCTGCAACCTGATAACCTGATAACTAATCAGGCAAAGGGCGCGCTGGTGGCGTTCTTGAGCACGATGGCGATTTCGTCGTTGTCGGCGGCGCTGAGGAGGGCGACGCCGGACATCTTGAGGAGCTTGAAGCCCGGGCCGTCGATGACGGGATTCTCACCATCGAAGACGACCTTGGGCATGGTGATGGTGAGGTCGGTGTTGCCGTCCTTGACCCATTTAAATTGCAGGTCGGTCTCGGTGAGGGCTTGGTAGTAGTCAACGATGGTGTCGTCGGTCAGCTCGCACTCAAACTCGAAGGAGACTTCACGCTGCCCTTCACGGTTCATCACCTGGCGGGCCGAGGAGCCGAGCCGGTAGCCGTCGGCGGCATACTTGTTGTCGATGGTGATGGAGAGGCTGCGGATGGGGATGGTGACGTTGGCGCTGGCCGGGTTGATCTTGGCGATGGTGACCTGCGAGTAGTCCACCGGATCAAACGTGGGGAAGCTCGGCGTGGGCTTGGTGAACTGCGTCTGGGCGACGCCAAGGATCTCCGCCTCGATCATCAGGAACTCCTCGACCTTCTGGCTGAGGGTGAGCTTGTTGATCTGACACCCGGTGTAGCGGTAGCACGTCCCGGCGCCGGTGGCCTCGCTGTCGCGGTTGACCACCATGGTCAGGCCGACGGGCACGGCGGCCTTGAGCGCGCCGGTGTGGGTGTAGGGATTGGTGCCGGTGGTGGCAAAGGAGCTGACGCCCATGACGTTCTCCAGCAGATGCTCCATGCCGGTCCACATGAGGGGCGCGGAGATGCTGCCTTGCACGTCCTGCTTGCCCGCGATTTTGCGCGAGCGCGAGAGGTAGCGGAGGATCGGCTTCTGAATAAACTTGCGCGTCTCGCGCAAGGACTCCTTCTCGATCTCGATGTATTTGCTGGCGGTGACGGCGGTGCCGTAGGTGCTTTCCTTGCCCCAGCCGAGCCAGGTGTTGTAGCCGTGAGCTTGTGACATAAATCAGTTTGGTTTGGTGGATGCGGGTTGCGGGTTGCGGGATTCAGGATGAGCAGCGGCGCGCTGGAATTCCTTGCGGGCGCACAGTTCTTCACCAACGGCGACAGAGACCTCGATGGTCTCGCCGTGGCGCGCGTGCGTGGTGGTGCCACCGTGGTCGATCTCGATGGCGGGCAGGCTGCCGATGTAGGTGATTCTCATGGGAAGGAAGAAGGCAGAATGCAGAATGCAGAAGTTCCGATGGGTATCCCCTTCTGACTTCTTACTTCTGCCTTCTGGCTTGGTTTTTTCATGCGGTGTAGGGGTCGTAGCTGGTGGTGCGGAATTTCACGACGAAGGTGAGGACGAAGCCCGCGATGGCGATGCCATTCTGCTGGACGGTGAACTCATCGCCGACGGGGAGCGTGTCCACGGCGAGCCGGGTGGCGACATCGCCGGGCGTGCTCGGCCATTTGCGGTCGACGCCGATTGCCTTATAGAGATCGGCCATGCATTTGCGGACGTCCGTGGCCACCGCACTGGAAGCGACGAAGCCCTGACAGAGGATGGTGAGGCTGTGCTCGTGCTTGTTGGTGAGCTGCTGCTCGATGGCGTTGCTCGCGTCGCGAAGATTAAGCGCGGGGAGTTCCTCGGGCTGAAAGGGGATCTGCGCGGTGTCGCGCCAGACGTGGACATTCGCGCCGAGGTTCGTCTCGTAGCCGCCACCGACGGTGATGAGCCGGAAGCGCGCGAGAATCGCATCCATGAGGTCTTGGCGGCGTGAGTCGGCCATGAGTTAGGTGGAGACTTCCACGGAGCGTTCATTAGAAAAGGCGCCTGGACCGGAGGCATTCAGGGCGCGCACGGTGTAACGCCAAGGCCCGTCTGTCAGACCGGTGTCGGTATGGCTGGTGGCATTTCCGGCGAGGGTGATGAGTCGCGCGGCGTCCGCGCCTTCGGCTGCACGCCAGACTTCAATGGCGTCGTAGGTGTCGGCGTTGGTCCAGGTAAGCGGAACACTGCTGCCCGGCGCGGTGTAGGTGTCGGTGAGTCCGGTCGGGGCGTAAGGCACCTGCATCGCGGCAGTAGTGGTGAGCCAGAGCGTGGTCAGGCCGCTGCCATCGGGCACGGCGGCGGTGACGCGGTAGGTGGTGCCGGAGATGACCAGCTTGTCGCCGTACTTGGCCGAGGCCACGTCCACCGAGCGGGCGAGCGCGGCCGGTTGGGTGGTCTCGCCGTCGATGCTTTGGGGCTTCTCGATGACGCCCGGCTCGGAGAACGTGACATTGATGGACGTGCTGGCCGTCTCACCCGCCGGCGTGTAGGTGGCCGCCACGCCGAAGAGCGTGGGGTCCACAAACACGTCGGCGGAGTCGGTGAGGCGATCAAGCACGCTGGACATGGGCGGCGAATTGGAGTGGTGGAGTGCTGGAGTGCGTGAGGCTCATTCACTCCAGCACCGCACCGCGTCACTTGTGTTTCGATTTGTGGGCGGCGGGCTTTGCCGGAGCAGCTTCACCATCACTCCTGCCCCCTCCCGCAGGAGAGGGAGAAGGAGCGGCGCCGGGTGCTGGCAGACGGCCATCCATGATGCCGTATTTGGCTGCATCCTTGGGGTCAACCTCGGAGCCTTCGCCGACGAGGAGGAAGGCGGCGGTCCTGTCGCCGTGGGCCACGGCCTTCGACTTGTCGGCGGTGAGGTAAATGCGTTGTTTGGCGATCATGGTGTGTGCGTGTGGTGCGTTGGGGTCGATGCGTCGGAGGGCGGTGGGCATCTTCAGCGCGAGAGGAAGGTGAACTTCTCGACGAAGAGGGTGCCGGCCAGCGAGCCACCGATCACGCCATTGGTCTGGTCCACGCTCTTGATGCGGACGGCAGAAATGTTGCCAAAGGTCGCGCTAGTGGAGGCCACAAAGTTCGTGTAGTAGACATTGGTGGCCACGCCTCTGGGCAGGTGGCAGATGGTGACGTTGTTGTTGGTGATGGCGTTTACGCCGTCGGCGGTGAACTCCAGGATGAACCAGACATTGGTGGTGAGCGCGGCATTCGTGCCGTAGCTCTTGATGGCGACGCCGAAGCCATCGCGCCCGACTGGCACCCATACTGCCTGCGCCGTGGAAACATTGGTGATGCCATTGACGGCCGCGGGGCGAATCTGCCAGACGGTGTTGGTGTTGTTGACGGCGTTGGTGATGCCGGATTTGGGAACCGGGCCGGTGACTTGCTGTGCTTGTACCTGCGCGGTGGCGAGGGTGAGGAGCAGGCCGGCGGTGACGAGCACGGCGGCCAGTTTCAGACGGAAGATGTTTTTCATGGTGTCTATGGGGATTGGGTTGGGTGTTGGTGTGGCCTCCTTGCCCGGCCCGCCGCGCTTGTTAATCGCGGCAAGCCGGGAAGGAATGAATCATCAGGCAGTCACGCCGGTCACGGTGCAGAAGGCCAGCGGGCGCCACACGGGGAAGCCGAGGCGCTCTTCCACGCGGAAGCAGATGCGGTTGTAAACGAAGTCGCTCGCGTCGCTGTTGGTGCTGTCCACCGTGATGCCCATGCGACGGAAGATTTGGCACCCCAGGCGGAAGGCGCCGACGAGGATGGTGCCCTGCGCGATGGCCGTGGTGGCGATGACGGGCAGGCCCCAGAGCTGGCCCGCGGCGGTGTAGCCGCCGACGCCGTAAGCGCCGGTGAAGGGTCCGCCGCCGAGGTATTGGTTGTTGCCATCCTTGGTCAGCTTGATGTTCTGCCAGTCCGTGGGGTGCATCACGATGGCGTCGGGCTGGAAGAATCCCACGGCCATGACGTTGATCATCGCGGCGAAGATGGCGTCGATGCTGTTCTGGTAGGAGCCGCTCGCCACCGTGCCGATGCCCGATGTCTGGAGGATGCCCTTGATCTGGTCGTTGCTGCCGGTGCCGTTCAGCAGGTGATTGTCCTCCTTGGCCTGCACCATGTAGATGAGGCGCTGGTTGATGTAGTCGCGAACGTAGTCGTGGTCATCCAGCATCTCCTCGGAGACGCGGCCGATCACGGCGAGCTTGCGCACCGGGAAATCGACCTCGGCCAGGGTGAACGTGGCTTCCGGCTTCTGTCCTTCCTCAGCCACGGCGGTCGCGGCGTTGGTGAAGGCGGTTTCCTGCGTCACGCGGATCGTGCTCTTGTCGGTCGTGCCCTGGGGGATGAGCGCGGCGATGGTCAGCGGCTGTTGTTCGAGCTGATAAACGCCGGGCACCGGCTGAATCGCCGTCGTGTTCGTGGTCAGCAACGTGGCGGCGCGGATGGAGTTGATGCCGTTGAAGGTCGCATTAATGCTGCGGCGGTTGCCGCTCTTCATCGCGGCCTTGAAGCTGTCGCTGGCGATGAGCAGGTCGCCGATGGATTGGGGCTTGCGGTTGCCGCCATGGCCGGCCTGTCCGCCCTGCATCTCGGGGTCGCCGACGGCGGGGTTGAGATTGATGGGCTCGGCGGAGGCGAACTTCGTTTCCATGATCATCTTGCGGAAGTCGTCCTCGGTCTTGCCGTTGGCCAGGAACTCATCGATCTGCTTCATCTCGACCTTGTACTTCTGGCCGAGGCTGACGATGGCGCGGGCGCGGTTCTGCTCGAGGCTGATGATGCGCGTGCGCTCCTGCGGGTTGACGGTTTCAACGGCAGCGGAGGCGGCGGGCGCGGCGGCGCCAGCACCACCACCACCGGCGGGGACTGCTTCGTAGAGTGGGCGGGTGAGTTTCATTTGCGGATCGGGGGTTTGGTTTTGGTTGGTTGGGACGGAAGCCGGCGTCTGGGCCGCAAGCGCGGCTCTCGTCCGGAAATAGTTGGCGAGGTCGAACACTTTGAGGCTCGCGGCAATGGCCATGGGTTCAAGCACCTCGTCGGCAAGGCCGGCGTCCACCGCCTGCTGGGCGGTGTAGAAGGTCTCCTCCTTCATGGCGGCGCGCATTTCGGCGGGCGTCTTCCCGGTCTTGCGGGCGTAAAGTCCGGCCATGACCTCGGCGATGCCATCGAGCTGGCCCGCCATCTTGCGCATCGCGTCGGCGTTGCCGGCAAAGAGCGCGTAGGGGTCGTGAATCATCATCCGCGCGCCTTCGCAGATCTGGATGGTCTTGCCGGCGAGGGCGATGATGCTGGCGATGCTGGCCGCCAAGCCATCGACGCGCATGGTCACCTTGTTGCGACGCGCAGCCAGGGCGTGGTAAATGGCGATGCCGTCGTGGACGTTTCCGCCGGGGGAGTTCAGCGCGACGACGATCTCGCGTGCCGCAGGAATCTGGCGAAGGGCCTCGACGAAGGCATGGGCATCCACTCCCGTCTGGGCAAACCAATCTTCGCCGATCTCATCGTAAATGAGGATCTCCACCGGCCCCGAATCAGTCGGGGCGGCGTTGCGGATTTGGAGCCAGTTGGGCTGGGGCACAGGAAATGGCGTTCATCGGTGCCGTGGGGTGGTCTGCGGAGAAGGTCCGGTTCCCATCGTGGGAATCGGTTCCGCGCTGAGGTGCAGGCTTCCGGCCTGCGGGCTTCATTCAGGCCTCGTCTGGGCTTCCGGCCCGGTCAAGGCGGCTTTGCGGTTCGCTCGGCTCAGGCTTCCGGCCCGGGCTTCGCTGGCTGCAAATCGGGCGGCGTGGCGCGCTGCCCAACGGGGAAGAAGTCGCATGTCCGACCCATGCTGTCAAGTTCTCTGGCAGGAATGGCTGGCTACGGAGACACAGAGGCACGGAGAAACCGCCAATAATTCCGGCTCTGTGCCTCCGTGCCTCTGTGGCAAACTCACGCCTCCACCGGTTCGGCCTTGGGCTTCGTTGCAGGCATGTCCGGTGCGTCATCCTCCGGATCCATCTCCGGCTTCGGAGGGGCACCGGGGCCGGCGGGCGCGGCAAAGCTCGCATCGAGGCTCAGCCCATACTTCTCAGCCAGGCGCAGGTCGCGCTCGGTGCGGCGGAAGATTTCTTCGAGGTCATCGCCCTGCTCGGTGGCGAGCTTGCTGTGGCTGGTGAGATGGTTGCGCAGCGCGGTCTCGTTGGCGCTCTGGTCCTTCGCCGGGTCTACCCATGCCCAGCGGCGACCGAGGAACATCGGCTTGTTAAACCGCTCGAATTTCGACGGCGGCAGCGCGGAGCCATTCGGCAGCCGGATCGCGGCGCTCATCAGCGCCATTTCCAGCCACGCCTCGAAGATCGGCTGCGTGACGTGCGTGATGAAGAACGCCTGTAGCACCTTCCACATGTCGCGCTCGGGCAGCAGACCGGCGCGGAGGCTGGAGTAGTTCGCATTGCTCAGGTCGCCGGTGAGCTGGTGATAGCTGACGTGCAGGCCGGCGGCGATGCCCATGAGCGTGGTGGTGATGAATGGCCCATGCTCGTTGTGCGGATACTTCGGGTCGATGCTCACGGGCGTCATGCCGATGGGCAGGACCTCCTTGGTGCCTGGCGCCATGTCCTCAAGCTGGTTGCCGCTGGCATCGACGGCGGTGCCTTCGTATTCGCCGTTGGAGTTCGGCATCTGCGTCAAATACTCGTGCTTGCAGGCGGCGGCGCGGGCGGCTTCGAGCGCGGCCTCCTCGTAGCCCTTGAGCATCTTGAGGCGCGTGGCTCCGGCATGAATCCACGGCACGCCCTGGCTGAGGTCGAACTCGGTGGGCACGAAGACGTGGCGCACGCGGCTGGCGTCGTAACGCTCGCTCGTCATGCGGCGGCTGCCCTGGGGCAGCGTGTACATGTCGCCGGGGTTATAGGTGCGAATCCAATAGCCGGTATGGCGTCCGCCGGCATCGCGCTCGACGCCGAGGCTCACGACCTTGCCGTCGCGGACTTCGTTCTTGGTCTCGTCCAGGTAGTCGATGCAGATCGGGCGGATGGCCACGCCGTATTTGAACTGGCGGCCTTTCACGATCTCGAAGAGGAAACCGCCATCGCGCGCGAGGCTCTCCACCGCGACCTGCTCGAAGAGCACGCGACTGAAGCGTCCGTTGGTGGTAAAGTGGGCGGGCTTCGAGAAATCATCCCAGGCGTTCTCAATGGCGTCATTGGCCATGTCATCCGGCTCCGCCATCCATTCGGTGATCCCCGTGCGGGGATTCTTCGCGGGGCGGGCCGGGTCGCGCACATCCATCTGGAGAGAGATGCCGCAGGGGCCGACGACGTTGTTGCGCACGCTGCCGAGGAAGGCGCGCATGTAGTCCTCATTGCGGGCGAAGTCGCGGCTGCGGTTCCGCATGGTGCAGAGCTGCGAGCGCAGCAGCGTGTCGCTGGTGACGTTGCTGGCGGTCCAGTCGGCATAGAGCCGCCCGGTGTCGGCCATGTCGTAGCCGAGGCCTCCGCCGGCCTCGGCGCGAACGGCGAAGTCAGTGGAGTTGCGAAGGGCGGTCTTGCGCGGCGCTGGGGGTTGGCCGTGGAATTTGAGTTTCATCGAGGCAATGGATTTCCGGCGACGACAGCGATGGGCGGTTGCGTTGGGCCGGTCTGGGTGAAGACGAAGACGCGGCCCGTGCGGAGCACCTGCCAGCGTTCCCGCCAGGTGAGCGCCCAGCACGAGCCGCATTGAAGGCCGTCTGTCCAGATGGGGAGTGGCCCTACGTCGTCCTTGCCGGCGGGGGCGGTGAGAATCTTGGTGGCTTGGGGGAAGTGAACCGGGATCATGTTCTTGAGTAACGATTGCGAATGAGCCGGCGGCTGGGCAGTCCCAAGGCTGCACGCTCCTTATCCAGTTCGGCATTGACCAGCGCCTGGGTGCGGGCGAGCAGGTCGAACAGTTCCTGCTTCGTGCAGAATTGCAGGCTCTTGCTGGTGCCGCCGGGGAAGCTGACCTGCACGCTCATCTCCTCGCGGCTCGCATTCCCAAGCAGCATGGCCTTGACCGCGGTGAGCAACTGCTGCGCGTAGGATATTTCGCCGCTGACGGCGCACGCCAGAGTGGCGTCGTAGATGATGCTGGTGACCGTGGCGTCGCTGAGTTGCGTGATCGTCCCGGTGAGGCGGCCGCTGCCGCCAGCGGTCCAGTTGAGCAGGCTGGCGGGTATGGTGATCGCGAAATCCGAACCGCTCGCGGTGACGTGCGTGGACCATGCCACGGCGATGGCGCTGCCGCTCGGCGGCTTGATGCTGTAGGTAAGCTTCCAGAGCGTGGCGGGAAAGTCAGGAAGGGACTTGGTCCACGCCGCGCTGATGCCGGCGAAAAGCCGCTCAGGCTCGCGCGACGCAATGACTGAAGAGGGAAGAGACATGGCGTGTCGTCAGGGATTGGACATCGGTTGTCTGACATTGCCACTGACGGCGCGGCTTTTCAAGCCCGGTAAATTAGCGCGGCGCGGCGTAGGCGGGATCATCCACGGCGGCGAGCAGGAGCGCGGCCAGGTCGCTCTGCACCGGGCGCTGATGCTCCGCGCAGCGCTCGGCCTTCGCCATCTCCTCGGCCTGCCACCATTGCATCTGGCCGTCGAAATGATGAATCGCCGCGCGCTCACGCTGGAGGTAGAGGCAGTCGTGGCAGGGCTTCATGGCTTCCGCTGCATCAGGCTGGCGGTGGGTTTCAATATACGAACCCGTCGCTTAATCAGTGTTAGGCCGCCGGA